GCACCTGTAAAGAAAGTTCCCACTACTGTTTCTTCACCAATTATAATTTCAATAATTTGTGTAGTACCTTCTTGAAACTTTAAAATGTTTTCAACAACAGCGCTTGCAAAATTTATATTAGTATCTGCAGGATTATTTATTTGTGTTATCGTTTGTCCCACCAACTCAATAGGATCATTAACTGCTTGTGCTTCAGTTTGTGTACAACGAAGAAATGTTTGTGTATTCCATTTACCATCTGATACCCTAAGCATATCATCTGTTGGTGTATATACTTCAGCATTTTCATTAAATAAAATTGAGAAAAATGCCTTGTGTGCCTTTTCTGTACCTTTTGCACGATATAGTGATTTAATATTCTTAATAAGTTTTCTTTGATCTATTGCCTCATCTATATCTTTAGGAATTGTGTTAAGAAATTCATCTTTCATTTGTGATAGAAAATCACTTATTGTATGGTCAGGATCAGAGTAATTTAAAAGTTGTTGAATATTCTCTACAGGATTAGCACGATACTTTTGAATATTTGCAGTTGCGCCCGAGATAGAACCAGTAACAATTTCGTTTGTTATAAAAGCATTATTTGCTGAAATGAATAAACGAGAATTGTTTGTTATATCTTCCGTAAGCACAGTTGCCGTAGCACCAGAAGTTGCACCAGTAATTACTTCACCTCTTTGAAAAGAACCTCCAAAAGAAAGTTGTTCATCAACAACTCTATCGCCAGCATCTAAACCGTGTGTATCAGTTTGATTTAATAATACATAACTATTTGTGGTTGTTTCCGTTTCTAGAAGTATGTTATCTATGGATGTAATTGTTGTTAAATTTAATTCAGCAGATTCCATGAATATGAAATATGATTCTAAAAATTCTACAAATTTAGGGTGTTCTGCTAGTACATATTCAGGAACTTGCGAACTTATCTGATTACTTAATTTTTTTTTAAATGTGTGTTTAAAATCGGTCATTATTGTCCAAAATTAATAACTACTAGTTGTCGTAAAAGATGTACCTGCTTGTGAACTTCCACTAACAATTGTATCAACAGCACCATTTACTGTGGAGTTTAGTGTGTCAATTTCTAGAGTTTGATTTCGCACAGGAACAATGTCATTTGAATTAGGTATGGTAGTAATTCTAATTCTAGAACTTACTACGCCATCAACATTTGAAATGCTTGTAATATTAGCAGAAGTTAACACTATTTGACCAGTTGTATAATTAACAGTTCCGTAAGTTGAACTTGTATATATTCTTGTAGTACCACTTAAATAATAAACTCTAACATTACCAGCACCATCATCATCTAAAAAATGTTCATTAGTTGACTCATCATCATTAATTTTAAAACCAGTAGAAGAAATTACACCACCATCAGCAGAATTATGTCCAGAGTGAGGATTAAAAATTGCATTATTAAAATTAAGTGTATATTTTAAACCAGAGTTTAGTGTTGGTGTAATATATTTGTACATAGCAATATTTGTAACATTACTTAAAATAGAAGGATCTGTATCGTCAATCAAACCACTTAAAGCTGAGTGTCTAAACATACCAGTAAAACTTTCTAATTCTTCTTGTCCATAAAGTAAAATTGTCATCAGTACATTTGTTTGAATTGTTGATAACGCAAGCGTAGTATTACCAGAATTATATTTGAAATTTGTTGTGATAATTAAATATGTTGTTTCTGGATCAATAATTACAGGAGTTACTGAAGCAACAGAATACTGCTTAAGACTTCTTACAATACTATTTTTAGTAGCAGTTGTTAAATTACTTCCTGATCTTGCTTTAACAGAAATATAAACTTTACCATATGCAATAGGATCAGCATCTTCACCACCGTAAACTTGAACTGATTGAGCATTTGCATATATACTTTTAACTAGAACTTTATAATCTTCAGCAGTAACAGCACGATCTTGTGCCGTGTAATCTCTAGGTGCATTATATTTAATTGAAGAAACTGATTCAGGATCATCACCTCCTTGAGCGCGAGAATTGGTTGTTATCGTAACATCTGAAAATCCTCCAACTGTACCAGATAACGAAAATGTTTCAGCACCATTTGCAGCACCTCTATTTGTAACAATATAATCTATTATAATAATATTACCATCTTCAACTTTTTTTCCTAAAACTCCATCACCAAAATATATTTCGTATCTGCCATTTTCAACTTCTTGTAAAAAGTAAACCTTAGATGTAGAATCTAATCCTGTAATACCACTTGCAAGTGTATAGGTATTTGTTATTGAATCAGAAGCTGAGTTTTGAACTCTAACGGTTACTGTTTGTGTATCAACATCATCATTAGGAATTATAAATCTTTGGTCAAGATCACTTGTATTAACTGTATATTTGTAATTTAAATATGTTCCTTCAAAAATAGCGATACCACGAAATGAATAAACTCCGTTAGCAGGAATAATGGTAACATCAGAATTATTGACAAAAGAATATGCTTGCCCATCAACAGTTGTAGAAAATTTAGTTCCTCTTGACATTGTAATAGCAGGACCACTTCCATTATTTACAACAATGTCAATATTTGCAGATGATGTAGAAGCACTTCTTGTGGTGTAACCAACTTGTTTTGCCAACGATACAACACTTGATCTTAAATCAGCACTATCAAGATACATCTAATTTGCTAACATATTGGCATTAAAACCAAGGTAGTGTGTATTGTATGCTAAAACATCTAAAAGAACTGACATACCAGATCCTTCAAAATTATAATCTCTAAATTCGTCTTGTTGTGATAAAAAAGTTTTAAGATTTCTTTTTATTGAGTCAAAATCTAATTCTGTTACTTGTAATTTAGTTGCCATATTATCTTAGTCTTTCTAAAAATGATTCTACTTCTACAGGTTCTGGATGATTAACTACATAAAAAGATATTTGACAACGATAAGAATTTCTATCAAATTCTGGTTGAGTAAATACTTGCACTAATCTTGCTCTTGGTTCATAATTCTTAATTAAATTTTCAACCATCTTAGATATACCATGTGAAATTTGAGGAGTAATATTTTCAAATAACATTCCTCTTAAATTAGATCCAATTTCTGGATGAAAAAGTTTATCATAATGATTAGTTTGTATAAGATTTCTAACACTTCTTTTCACAGCTTCAACATCTGTAATTTTAATTATATCTTTAGTAGCAGAATTTTGTTGAAAGTCTAAATTCAAATCTTTATAGACTTTATCGGTTCTTTTACTTTCATTACTTTGTGTAGCGTCATATGTTGACATTTGTAATCTCTCCTATTACAATATTTATACCGATTATTTAACCTCCAGCAAATACATTACCTGACCCTTCGGCCACAGATGTACAGTCTGTTATTCCATCACCAACTCGACCACACCCAAGAGCATTTACGAACACACTAACAGAACCAGTTGTGATAGGTGCAGAATGAGAAGGACAAGGAACACCAGGTAGTAAGTGACCTGTATTATTATCACTTTGCCTAGATACTGCTATCCCATTTGCAAAAACATTACCAGAACCTTCTGCTCTCGTCATACCGCTACAATGAGCGACATCATCATCTCCAATTCTAGTTACTGCCGGCATTAGTTTCTCTTTTCATTAACTCTTTTAATTTAGAATCAAAAGTTTCTATGTATGCGTGATCCTCTTCACTATGAGGAGAACTCGGATACTCTGGTTTAAAACTAATCACATTGTCAAATTTATCAGGTATGTTATTGTAGTCAGAAAATTCTAGTAAAGAAGTTCCTACCTTAACGACAAATTGACCTTTCATTATTTTTTCTTAGATTTTTTTTTCTTTTTCTTTTTTGCTACTTTTTTCTTAACAGGTTTTTTAACTTCTGCAGGAAAAAAGATTTCTTGTATAAACTTAAACATAATAATTTCCTTTATTTTTTACTTTTTCTTTTTTTCTTTTTTTTCTTAACAGGTGCAACAACTTTTTCTATGATAACCTCTTCTTGTCTTGCTATTTTAACTGCTTCGTTTTCTGGATTGTTAGATGACATACCAGGAGGACAAGGTACAACACCTTCGTCAACTAATCTTTGTCGATTTATCATATGTTGCTCAATAATAGCATCTTTTGAACCACCTGTATAGTGTACGGCGTGTCCTTCTTGTACTAAAACATCAGCACAAATTTTACTACCATCCTCTGTTAAAAAATTACCGAGAATACGACCGAACTTGCCTTTCATATTTTCGCCATTTTTACTTACCTTTGTTTGTAAGATTGCGTTAGCACCTAAAAGAGAATTTAATCTCTCTTTTGCTTTTAGACCGAATATCTTTTCGACTTTATCACTAGTTCTTGATTCAGGAGTGTCAATACCCATAACACGGACTCTTTCATCTTTTAACCAACAACCGAATCCTAAGTCAATATCTACATCAACCGTATCGCCATCAACAACCTTAACTATTTTGCATTTGTACTCGTACATATTTTGATTCCTTGAAAATTCTTTATAAACTATTTATAAGAGCGCTTTACAATTAACCTGAAATAGTGTATAATAGTAGTATGAGTGATGAAGAACTAATTATGATGGAAGCACAAGTGGATATGGCAGAAATCATTTCAAAAAACCCAGGTAAAGAGATGGCAACCGTTTCTATGTGTTTTAAAGTGATTGTTGATTCGTATGTTGCTATGTTGGGCGAAGAAGATACCGTAAAATTTCTGGAAGTTGCCGCTGATTCGGTAAAAAACGGATATCACACCATAAATGCAGAAAATATACCGAAAAATCAACTAAATTAGACTTAAAATTTTGCATTTTTGTCGCACTTTTCTAAGTTATTGATTTTATTGACTTTATATTAGAACAAAATGAGTACAAATGGGCAACTTTCAGGCAGCTGAACCCGAAATGTCTTGAATCTACTCCATAATAGTGTATAATAAAGACATATAAAAATGATAAATCAAATATTACATACAATTTTTCGCAGTTTTCTGTCATTTTCAACTTTCGGGCAAGTCATTGATTCTAAACGAAAGAAAGTGCTTGAAAGTACCGAAAAACTAGTGTATAATATAGACATATTAACAAAAAAAAGAAAGAATCATTATGAAATATAACAACAAAATAAACCAACAATTACTTGCTGAAGAAAAAGTTGCTGTTGAAGGATTCGAATACAAGTCTTTTACAGAAATTTCAAAAGAATTTCAGAATTGTAAAGATGTTTTCGCTAAATTAGATTATGCTAAACAACTAAAAAAAGATGCCTACGATTATGTCTTAGATTTAGACTTAGATAAACTAATTATCAGACTACAAAATCAAATAATAATTAACCATTAACAGAAAGAGAAAAAAATGAATACTACATTTGATACTACAATAGATGTTCAATCTACCATGAGTGAAATAAATGACAATGTTGCAAAATACAATGCTTGTCTTGCTGGACAATATCCAGGTGACGAAAATACCTATGCCGAGAAGGCAATTGAACTAGGTAAATCAATCGGATTATCTGAAGAAGATATATTCGAAATTTCAATATAAGGAGAAACTACATTATGAAAACTAATAGACTTACAAACTTACGAATTGCTATGATGACAATATCTGAACTAAAAAGTGAAGAACTGAATCATATCATTGACGCTGTTAAAGAAAGACAAAAAGAACTGAACACAATTGCTGGCGCTGCTGCAAGAATGATGTTTACCGTTGGGGCAGAAGTCAGAGTCAACGGTTCAAGAGAAACCTTTTTAGGTACTATTGAAAAAATTAATAGAACTAGATGTATTGTAAAAAAACAATCTACTGGTCAATCTTATAGAGTACCAATGTCAATGTTAAAGGAGGTTGCTTAATATGTCAATGACACCAAATCAAAACTTTGTAACCGCTATTATATCACAGGCAATCGAAGATGCTCGATATACTGGCACTAGTAAAAAATATTTAAAACACAAAGTCGAGGCACTTGACTGGATTATGAATAAAGATGAAATGTTTGAATATTATTGTAAACTTCTAGGCGTTGATCCTGATTGGGTCGGCGATCAGATTAGACAGACAACTAATTTAAAAATAACTAGATCACAACAAAAAAGTATAAATGAGAAAAGAAACTAAAACAATAACAACTTTAAAATGGTTAGGCACTTTTGCAGTAGTAGTAGGAGTGTTCCTTGCCGCAATCGACATTCACCCATTGAGTTCCTTTACCCTAATGACTGCTTCAGTATTATGGTTTAGTGTGGGTATAACCTGGAAAGAATATGCAATTGTCACCACGAACATATGCACCTTTTCTTCCAGTGTTATCGGACTCATAATTTATTATGTATAAGGAGAAAATATGACATACGAAGAACTACAAGATAAGGTTTCAGATATTCTGGATAAGGCAGAAACTGAAATGAATGATATAATAGAAAAGTTTAATGAAAATTTAGATGAAAATGATGATGAAAGTATCGAGGTCGACACCGTTGATCTATCAGGTAAATTTTCAGAATTAAGAGATTATGTGGAGGATTATTCATAATGTTACCTACAAAACAAATGGTTGAAATAGCACAATCAGTTGCTGAAATTGCAAATGCTTATGAAAGTAATCACTTTACAGAAGAGTCGTTAAGTAATTTTTTATTTCAAGAAACATTAAATATGCCAGATGTAGAATTTGATGTAGAAAAAATTGCTGAGATTGCTCGTGAATATGTTGATGAAGATGTCATTAATTCAATTGATGAAGAAGAAGAAAACAGAAAATATGAAATAGAACTAGAAGGAGAATATTATGCCAGAAATGAAGTTTAAAGAAGGTCAATATGTTTTAGAATTAAAAAGATATATTGATAAAACCTATACTGAACATTATAGTAATAAATCAGGATTACAGGTTCAAGAAATTTTGAAAGACCTAGAAATTGGCAAAGAATTTTGTCAAGGTAATGCCATCAAATATCTTATGAGATATGGCAAGAAGAAAGGTTATAATCGTAATGATCTTATGAAAGCACTTCACTATACAATTTTGATGATGTACTACCATGATGAAAAAACAGAAGAGGATTACGAAGCACTTAGAGTTGCTCAAAGTCCAGATAGTGTATCTGAATGATAATCTTTTCAGCATTACCAGAAGAAGTCAAAGGTATACCTTTACAGAACTATGAAGTCATACTAACTGGCGTTGGTAAAATCAATGCCACTCGTAAACTTACTGAATATATCCAGACTCAATCATTTCTAGGTCCTGTAATTAACTATGGCACAGCAGGTAAAGCAAGTGATAAAGTTGAAGTGGGTAAAGTCTATTCAGTAAATGAATTTATACAAAGAGATATGGATGCTATATCTATGGGATTTGAGAAGTATGAAACACCTTTCGGTAATTATGCGTTAAATGTAACGAATGACCCTAATGGTGTGAGTTGTGGTACTGGCGATAGTTTCTATTCATATATTGATTGGCACGGCAACTCAACTGATTTTGATATAGTTGATATGGAGGCATATGCCTTGGCAAGTGTCTGTCAGACCTATGGTATACCTTTTCGATGCTACAAATATATATCAGATAGTGGTAATCCTCAAGACTGGAAAGATAACTGTGCTAAAGGTGTAGATTTATTTGTTGAAAGATTAGAGAAAGATGGACTTATATAGAATATGGGTAATAGTATATACAGTATTGTAGGATTTAGTCATATCGAGGGAAGTTGGTTCTGGAATGTATTGACAGTGAGAGGTAAGCATTGTTATCGTATTCCGTTGCTTTATCCTTTCTATTATATTCTATTTGCTTTATATAAAAGAAGAATACAAATGAACTTAGAGTCTTATAAAAAACACGAAGAACCTTAT